GGGGCCCCGGCACGACGGGATTGCTCACCCCCCTGCTTATCCCAGGGTGGTCAATCCCTGGTGGCAAGTTAATCTCCGACAGCGGTCTCACCACGCCGCCCACGACAACGCCGGGCGTCTATCCGAACGGGGGTGTCGGAGTGCATAATGCGCCGAACCTGTCGTGCGTGATCGGTTGAGAAGGGCGCGACGATGAGTCAGTTTGTATACGCGGGTGGCATCCTCATCCAGCGCTGGGACGACGCGACGCGACTCTATACGGCGTGGGATGAGACAGGCGCGCAGACAGAACAGCGGCCGTACACCCCCGACGAGAACATGATTGCGGATGCAGTCGCCTCCGCTGAGGCTGAAGCGGGGGCCGCGGCGACGGAAGCCGCGCAGGAGAACGCGATCCTGGATGCCATCGCGGCGACGTCAGCGCCGCCACCTGATGGTGAAGAGTGGGTGCAACCGACGGGCGCCCACGACGCATACCGGATCAACGCGACCGTTACCCACGGCGGCAAGCAGTGGACGTCCACGGTCGACTACAACGTCTGGGAGCCTGGTGTGTCCGGATGGGTAGAGTCGGGACCCGGCATCCCGGATTGGGTACAGCCGACCGGTGCTCATGACGCCTATCCACTCGGTGCTATCGTGCGACACAACGGCCTGGTGTGGCAGTCCAACGTGGACGCCAACGTGTGGGAACCGCCGACACAGTGGACGGAGGTCTCGTAGCCATGACGAGTATCTGTTACCCGCCAGGCGCGGACTGGTCGTGCGCCTACGAGCAGGAAGACCTGGACGCGATCTGGACCGACCCGGCGACGCGAGCCGTGGCGGAGCGCGCCAACGCGCTGGCGTGGTCGACCCTCTCGGCTCTTCTCGGCTATCGCCTCAGCCTGTGCCCCGTGGTGCTTCGGCCGTGTTCGGCCGGATGCACCCCGAAGACCTGGGACCAGGCGCCGGTACTGTTCAGCAACTATGCGGGCGCTCCCGAGGGTGGCGTGTTCACGCCCTACGTGGCGAACGGCTCCTGGTTCAACGGATGCGGCTGTTCGAGCGCGGATTCCTGCGGATGCACCACGATCCAGCAGATCATCATGCCGAGCCCGGTCGGCGAGATTGTCTCGATCCGCGTGGCTGGTGGCACCCTGAATCCATCGGCATACCGCGTGGACAATGGCACCAAGTTGGTGCGGCAGGACGGTGGCCTCTGGCCGGTGTGCCAAGACTTCAATCTGCCGCCGGGGGCGGATGCCGCGTTCACGGTGACCTACTACCCGAACCTGGCGCCGAATGACCTGCTCAACTATGCCGCCGGGGTGCTCGCCACCGAGTATTACAAGGCATGCTCGGGGAAGCAGTGCCGCCTTCCCACCGGCGTCACCAACATCACGCGCACGGGGCTCACCATGGAGGTCCCGTCCGGGCTCTTCCCCGGAGGCGCAACGGGGCTTCGTGAGGTTGACCCGATCATCCGCATCTACAACCCGAATGGCCTGAAGATGCAACCTCGCGTGATGAGCCCAGACTCTTCGCGTGCCCGAGTGCAGACCTGGGGTGGACCGGCCCTGATGGTGGAGCCTCACTGATGCCGGATGCCCTGCTCGAAGACACCATCACCTACCCGACGCTGATCGAGTTGGCGGCCTGTCTCTGCCTGGAAATGCAGGCATCGGGAGGTCCAGCGCTCTGCTACTGCGGTCCCGTCGCCGGGGAAGTCGTCATGGACTACTGCGGCAATGGCAGTTGCGGCGAGGGTGGATGCGGCGGACAGGCGTGGGTCCGGTTCGAGAATGCGTTCCCATCTAGCACCTTTCCTGGCCAAGATCAGGCGCTTGGCAATTGTCGGGCACCGCTGGCGTTCTCGCTGGAAATCGGCGTCGCGCGCTGTGCGCCGGTAGGCGAGAACAATGGTGCGGGCGGCTTCACGCCGCCCACCCTGCAACAGAACGTGGATGCTCTCCGCCTCCAGTTGGCGGACATGGCCGCGATGCGCCGGGCGGTGCAGTGCTGTTTCGGCAAGGGGGACAGGGACTACATCCTTGGCGCCTACACGCAGGCCAGCGTCAATGGCGGAGGGTGCATCGGCGGAACGTTCTCCGTCCAGGTGTGGGAGGCGTTCTAGTGAGCAAGAACTGCCCTCTCTGCCGACACAGCGGCGGCGTGTCCACGCACGTCAACGTCCCGGCGATCCGCGCGTCGTTCGAGACGGGCGGCAACATCGGCCGCAACATCGCGAAGATGGGCTACATCCACGAGGAAGAGGCAAAGAAGTGGGCGCCCTATCGGACGGGCCGCCTCCGCAACCTGCACTTCGTGAACTTCGGGCCGGTCGAGCCGCAGATCGCCAAGACCTACCATGTCGGCACTCACGCTGACTATGCCATCTTCCTTCTCGGCACCAGGGGCGGCCGCTCCGGTGTCATCACGCCGACGACACACGGGAAACTCGAACTTCGCCCTATCCCGTACTCGTGGTTCAAGCCGGATAGCCCCGGCCGGTTCCGCACCAGCGTCTCTGGTCAGAATCGCAACGCGCACGCTGGCTGGTTGAAGAAGTCGCTGTTCATCACGCTGGCCCGGATGAACGTGCTGACGATCGACCAGGCGTTCGCCCAGATCGACAAGATTCCCTGATGATAATGTCCCCCGGAAAGTTTTACTTACGGTCTATCCTTTCCGTAGGACAGATCACGGGAGGCATCCATGGCGCAGGCGCCACGTTCATTTCGGCGGGCCGCGAAGAAGAAGGTGGATCGGGCGGTCACTGCATTCACGCTCGACTGGGTGGAAGACCTGACGGACGAGCAAGAGGCAGAGGGCGTAGAGCCACAGGTCTTCCGCTCGGATATCTTCCACGCCACCACGCCCACGGACGAGCAGATGTTCTTGACGATGGCCTTGATTGGCGACGAGGACAATCAGGCCGCGCAGGCGACGGCGGCACTGGACCTCTTCCGGAGCGTCTTGCCCTCGGCGGAGTTCCACGTCCTGAAGGAGCGGATCGCCAATCCCGAGGACTCCGTAGACCTGGATGTCGTGATGGAGGTCCTGGCCTGGCTCATGGAGGTATGGTCGGATTTTCCTACGGTGCCGTCCTCGGCCTCATCGAAATCGCCGACCAGTATTGGGGAGAAATCGACGGGGCGTGTGCGCGGTACGGGGTCGACCCATTCGCCCTCCCCTTCCCGCGTTTCCTGAGACTGGTCTACGCCTGGGTCATCGAGCGGGTCGAGAACAGCGAGACGGGGCGGGAGGACGTCGAAGAGGCGCTGTTCGGTATTGACGCCATGCGTCTCGGGCATGAACCCGATAGCGTTGCCCCCGAGGTCGTCGACGAAGAAATGGCCCTCTTCCGCGCGGCATCCACAGTCTTGCAGGCTGAGATAGGGCGGGGGTGAGCGCATGGCCGCAGTGTGGGGCGAAGCCGAGATTGATGTCCACGTCAACGGTGACCACCTGGTGGCCGAGACGGAGGCGCTCACCAAGGAGGCGGGGGCACGAGGCGGCCAGCAGTTCACGAAGTCCTTCGACAAGAACACCAGCAGTGGGCTGAAGAAGTCTCTCGCCGATTTCAGCAGGTCGTTCAAGACGTGGGACAAGAGCCTCGCCAGCAACAACCAGAACATGAGTTCGCTGTCACGGCGCCTCCGTGCCTTCATGAAGACGGTGGGCAACACCGAGCCGATGCTTCGGTTCCGCCTGGGCGTGATGGATGCCAGCAAGAAACTGGAGCAGTGGATCGGGAGTTCTGATCGGGCCACCAGCGCCAATGGCCGACAGGGCTCGTCGTGGCGACGCCTCTCCGCAAACACCAGGCAGTGGACGGCGATCATCTCGGCCGTCATTGGCGCGATCGGAGACCTCGCTGGCCTCGCCTCCGCGGCCGGTTCCGGTTTGTTCATCCTCGGCAGTGCATTCACGGCGGTCGGCACCGCCGCGATCTTCTCCTTCATCGCGTTCCGCAAGTTCACCGGCGACGTCAAGAAACTGCCCGCCGCGCTGAAGCCTGCCCGTTCCGCCTTCGATGGCTTCAAGAAGTCCTTCACCGAGGTCATGGACGCGATGACCGTCGAGGCTTTCAAGGGCACCGAGTCCGCGTGGAAGCACTTCGGCCAGGTGCTGAAGCAACTCCAGCCAGGGTTCAATGCGATCGGCAAGGTCGTCAAGGGTCTGATCATCGACCTGTCGAAGAACCTGGACGCGAAGACGGTGAAGGAGTTGAACTCCTTCCTGAAGATCAGTGCAGGGATTTTCGACAATCTGCTCCGCGCCATCGGCCGGGTCGGCAAGGCATTGCTCACGGCGTTCAGTAGCGCGCCGATGCAACACGCGATCCAGGGCCTGATCGGCTACATCGACCACCTTGCCGACTCGTTCTCCAAGTTCCTCACCGGCCCCGGCTTCGACGACTGGCTTCGGCACGGCGAGTCTGTCTTCGGCGCGCTGGGTCAACTGCTCGGTGACACCGGCAAACTGCTGGACGGGCTGGTGACCGACAAGACTGTCGAGAACCTGACCACGTTCATCCAGAACATCGACGGCTTCCTGAGCGGTGGTGCCGTCGGCATCTTCAACTTCGCGCAGAACCTCGACATCTTCGGCCTGCTGGCGCAGGCTCTCAACGATGTCGGCAAGGCCCTGGAGCCACTGAACAAGCCGATGGGCGACCTGGCCGCGGCGCTCAACGCGATGGTGCAGTCTGGCATCAATACGCTGGCGCCGATGATCGAGGCCCTTGCCAAGGCGCTCGCTCCATTTGTCCAGTCAATCGCTGACCTCATCAGCGCGCACCCCAAGGTAGCGGCCGATGGCCTGCTGGCAATCGCCGCGGCGTTCGGGGCCTGGAAGTTGCTCAACCTCGGTGCGCTCGCGGTGCAGATGCTGGCGTTCAGCACGGCCACGGATGCCGCAGGGAACAGCATCAAGAGGTTCGACGTCAAGAAACTCGGGAAGACCGCCGCCGGATTCGGGGGACTCGCGCTCGCGATCGGCACTGTGACCGACGTGGTTTCTGGGGACAAGTCTCCACTCCAGAGCCTGGGCAAACTGTCCTCGGCCACCGCAGACTTTGCGACATCCTTCGCCCTGATGGGTGCGGCGATCGGTGGGCCTGTCGGCGCCGGGATCGGCGCCGCCCTCGGCATCATCACCGGCTATATCCAGAACTTCCAGGGTGCCCTGAACGACACCGGTATCAATCTGCTCAGCATCATCACCGGGGGGTCCTGGGCTCTCTTCGCCGCGAACGTCGCGACGTTCTTCGCAAACCTGGTGCCGAAGGACTGGCAGACCAGTGACAATCCGCTCCAGCGGCTCGTGGGAAACATCGCGTTCGTCTTCACGAACTTCGGCGACGCCATGGCGAAGAGTGTCAACGCCTGGCAGACCGTGGCGCTCCCCGCGTGGAACACCTGGTGGAATGTCACGCTTCCCACCGCCGTCGACCAGTTCGGAGCGGATGTCGAGACGAACTTCATGTCGTGGTTCGATCCCACCTGGGCGGCGTTCACGGGATGGATTCAGACGTTCGAGCCCAACTGGAACACCTGGTGGGGTTCTCTGCCGCAGGAGGTCACTCGATTCGGGGCGGAGGTCGAGGCAAATGCCACCAATGCGTGGACAACCGTGTCTGGAACGTTCACCGCGTGGGGTCATACCATCGCGGCGGGCTGGAACTCATTCTGGGGTGGCCTCCCTTCGGCAGTGAACAAGTTCGGGTCAGATGTCGATATCAATGTCCACCGAGCATGGGCGACCGTTTCCAGCACGTTCTCTTCCTTGGCGGTCACGGTCACGAGGAACTGGAACTCGTTCTGGGGCGGCCTTCCCGCCGCCGTGAACAAGTTCGGTGCCGACATCGAGACGAATGTGAGGAACCTCGCCGGGTCATTCAGCCGAGGATTCCAGTCCGTGTGGAATACCGTGAAGGGCTGGGTTGACAAGATTGCCGGGCTGATCCGACAGGGCCTGTCCAACCTTCCTCTGGTCGGCGGAGCGCTGAATAGCGTCCTGCCCAAGGCGGCCAACGGCATGATCGTCACCGGACCAACGCACATCCTTGGCGGTGAGGCGGGGCCCGAGGCGATCGTTCCTCTTCGTCGCTCGCTCTCTCAGGTGAACAAGTCGGTCCGCGGCCTGTCTGCAATCGCTCAGGGCAAGGCGGCGGTACCGGATATGGCCGGACCCAACAACAGCAGGACGCTGAATGTGGAGGCTGGCGCTATCGTGATTCAGGGGGTTCGTGACCCCAATGCGGCGGCTCTTGGTGTCGTGAACCGCCTCGCTGAGCGCATCGCGGGCTAGGAGGGCTGACCCATTTTTGAGGGCTTCTTCGCAATGGGCGGCAACGAGATTATCAATTCCGCCCGCACCGCCGGATACATGACCGGTGGTGACTGCCCGGTCAACTGGATCGTGTGCCCGCCCTGCGACGGCATCACCGACGCTCAGGATGATGATGCCTACATCTTCGACAACATCGCGCAGGCTCCGTGGTACGACGTGCAGGACGAGCCGACCCACCGCTTCCTGGGCGTTCATGGGCTGAGCATCGACGGCATCACCGATTCCACCCGCACCGGAACGATCGCCGAGGGGATCACCGACGGTGGAGCGGTTGGTCAGATTCGCCATGCCGTGCGCCAGGTGAGGGCACGGGTTCTGTTGAGCGCCTACGGTGAGGATGCCCTGGAGGCGGGACTGTCCTGGCTGGATGCCGCACTGGAGCCAGACGCATGCGGTCAGCATGGTGCGTCCTGCGGCGCGGTCGATGCCTGCTTCTACGTGGCCTGTCCGCCGACGCGCGAGGAAGCCACTGTGCCGGTCGTGGTGTGGAGCGATCCGATCACCAACCGGGTACCGAACCCCTCCTTCGAGGGCGCCACGATGCCGCCGGGAACAACGAAGTCGACGGCGTGGGCATCGTCAGGCGGAGCCTCGATGTCGGTACCCGGTCCCAGCCCTCTCCAGATCGACACGCTGACGAATGAGACGTTCCTCATCACGCCGCAGAACGACGGCCAGTTCGTCCGGTTCGGAGGGACCGATCACCCTGGCGTCGCGGGTGTCCCTATCCGCGTGAATGGGACGGGTCCAGTCCTGCTTTCGCCGGGGCTGTGGGACCAGATGCTCATCGTCGCAGGGGCGTACCCAGGGCCCTACTTCGACGGCGATGGAGTCGATTCCACTGACCCGCCGATCGACTACAAGTGGACAGGTGCGGCGAATGCCTCGTCGTCCACCGTGACGACGGGCACAGTGTCCCAGATTCCTGATGAGGGCGCATTTCAGGATGCGGTCGATGCCCTGTATCGCAGTCTGCACAATGTGACCTGCATCTCCGGCCCGCTGGTTCAGCAGAAGTTGCACCGTGGCGAGATGTGGGGCTATGTCGTCGAGTTCACGCTGGCGGCGGCAACACCGTGGGTCTACGGCATCACTCGGCCTGTGACGGTTTCGCCCACCTTGCCGATCATCATTCAGGACGTGCCGTTCAACCTGGTGCCGTACCCGTCCGCAGAACTGGCGAGCGGCACCGCCGTCGCCGCGACGAACTACTCGAACAACCCGTCTGTAGAAGTCGATGCCACCAACTGGGCCAGGAATACGGCGACGATCCTGTCTGCCGACGTCACGGGCGCTCGCTCCACGGCGCTCGCCTCGGCGGGCACGGCGTCGTTTCGCTCTCACTTCGTGGCATCCAATAGCGGTGGTACGGGCTCGTTCACGGCGGAGAACACATCGGCGACCTTCCCCTCCACGATCGCGGGTCAGCGCATGAGCGTGGGCATGTGGGCATCTGCCCAAGTGGTGAGCGGAACCGCGGTGATCCAGAAGACCGAGGTCTTCGCGATCTGGCGCAACGGTACGACCGTCCTGCGCACCGACCTGGTGGGTACCGTCCCTGCCGTCGGCGGCGGCGCGGTCGCATCGAAGTCCATTGCTGTTCCTGTGGGCGCCACGAACGTCATTGTCCAGGCCAAGACCACACTGTCGAGTTGGTCGACCGGCGCCATTGTCGATCTATACGCTGACGCCGTAACCGTCTCGGTGCCGTAGGGGGGATGACATGGGATCAGCAACGGGCAACCTGAATGGCACCGGACCACAGCAGATTTACGTCAGCATCACTCGGCAGAGCCAGAGTCAGAGTGGGAACTACACGACCTATCGCATCATCGTGAAGTACCTGGCCAAGGGCTATGGCTCCTGGTCTAACTCGTCGCAGTCATGGGCGGCCTCTGTTGGCGGTTCCGGTGCCAAGAACTGGTCTGGGACCTTTGTCATCGCTTCGCCCGGTACTTCTGACATCACCGTTCTTGACACGACGTTCAACAAGACGCACGACGCCAACGGCAACCTCGCCGCGTTCAGCGTGTCGGGGTCGATCAATACCGACCACTCGTCTATCGGAGACGGCTCCGCCTCGTTCACCGAGCCAGCCCCGCCGCGCATTCCCAAGGTTCCTGGCAAGCCCGCCGCCCCCGTGCTTATTGCCGTGGCGACCACGACGATCGACTACTCGTTCGCGAACCCCTCGGACAACGGTGGTTCCACGATCACGCAGTGGAACCACCAGTCCGCGACGGATGCCGCGTTCACGCAGAACGTCCAGAACTGGAACGACGCGACCACGCCAGCCCAGGCCGCGAGCCTGATCCCAGGAACACAGACCTGGATTCGCATCCGTGCCGTCAACAGCATCGGTTCAAGTGCATGGTCTGACCCGCTGGTGCAGACAACTCTGCCCGCCGTCCCTCCCGGCCTGACCGTCGTGGCATCCCCGTCTGGCACCCAGGCCACGCTCACCTTCGCGCCGCCTGGCGGCGTCACGGGTGTGACGAAGTACACCTGGGAACGTCGTGTCTTCGGCACCACGACGCCCGTCACCACGGGTGACTCAACCGTCATTTCCACCGTCGTCTCTGGCCTGGTGCCTGGCACGAAGTACGAGTGGCGGGCCTCCGCCTGGATCGGTACCTATCAGTCCCCTGTGTCGTCATGGCAGGCCGTCACTCAGCCGAAGCCGAACACGTCACCAGGTGACTACTTCGACGGCTCTACGTCGGATTCCGCCGACCTCGACTTCGCGTGGACGGGGACGGCGAACGCCTCGACGTCGACAGCCACGGCTCAGGTCCCGATCGGTTGGGAAGTGCAGTTCCCTGCGACCGGATCGGGCACGATCTTCCGCGTCACAGCGGGCGAGTTCGGCCCCTTCGCGGCGCGCGTACAGATTCTCGTGGATGCCGCCGAGGGCGTCAGGATGGGCCAGAGGAATGCCACGGGTTACCAGACGTCGGTGACAGAGACGGGCGACTATGTGGGCTCGATCTATGTCTTCCTGAGCAGGCCGAACAATGTCGCGGCAGAAATTACCTGGCTGACATCGGCCGGTACGGTCATCTCTCGCTCGCCGGGCACCCCGGTCAACGTGCCTGGTGGGACCTGGTTCCGGCTGGTGACGGCGGGGACCGCCCCGGCGGGTGCGGCATTCGCGGTGGTGCGGATGCTGGACGTTGCCGGAACGGGGTGGTCAAACTGGAAGGGTGGCGACACCGTAGACCTCGATGGCGCGATGGTCACGCTCAACGAGCAGTTCGACTACTTCGACGGTGACACCGCTCCTGACGGTGAGTTCATCTACGACTGGACGGGAGCCAGCAACGCCTCGACGTCAACTCGCACGCCAGTCAGTCAGGCGGCGCCCGGCTCCTTGATGAGCCCCAATCTGCCGTCGTCGCTCAGTCTCGTCGACCCCGACTGCCCGCCTGTCCCCGCTCCGCCTCGTCCGCCCACGATCCCGAACGACTGCGTGACCGACAGTGGCGTGTGGCGCCGCTACTACGCCGACATCCCGTCGGTCTATGTGTCCGACTGGCTCGCCGTGGTTCCGACGCTGGGGATAACCACCGGATCATCGGCCGCTCGGCAGGTCCGGATTCGGTTCTACCCGAATCCGGCTGGCCTCGCGGCATCGGACATCGACATCAACTCCTGGTGCGCCGAACAGATCATCTCGTATATGCCCGCCAAGACCGTGATGACGATTGACGGCGTCACCCAGCGCGTATGGGCAGAGGTCAACGGCGCGCTCCCATTGGCCGCGGATCATCTGCTCTACGGGACAGGTGGTAAGCCCGCATCCTGGCCGATCCTGTCGTGTGGCATGGGCTACGTGATTTCACTGGAGGTTCCCACGGACGCACCAGCAGGCAACATCGAAGTCGCCGCGGCGCTGACGACGAGGACGTGATCTTGGTCCAGGGAATCTTCGGCGGGGCATGCATCGGTGAGCACACGGTCTTCATCTTCGATCGCGGTGGCGTGGCGCGGTATGCCCAGTTGCTCGATGTCTCCAACGTGGAATGGGGTCGCGACCGCGACGGTGTGAGTGAGGCGACCGTGCGCATCGAGGGCTCGGCCTGCTCGGCCCAGGCCAGCGTGCTCTCGAACATCGAGCCGATGCGCTCAGAACTCGTCATCTTTCGAGGCGAGGACCGAGTGTGGGAGGGGCCGGTGTGGCGCATCAGTTGGCACTCGACCTATGTCGAAATCAATGCGCACGACGTGATGGCCTATCTTTTCGGAACCCCGCTGTCGATCGCCTATGACAACAGTTATCCGAACAATGACCTGGTGACGGATCGCATCAAGGCGATCCTGGATCACGAGTTGCCGGTGTGGGAGGCGCTCTCGCCTCCGGCCAACATCCTGCCTCACGTGGTCTATCACCACTTCCCGAATGAGGCGGGGACCTCAGCAGTAACGAAGCCGTACGAAATGACAGTGGGCGATCACATCGCCTACCTCGCGCACTACAGCGGGATCGACTACACGGTGGTGGGGCGAGCGATACATTTTTGGGACGTGTCCAGGAATCTCGGCGTGACCCGGACACTGACTGAGGCTGACTTCTTCAGCGAGGTCGTCATCACGGCGTACGGGGCCGATCTGTCGACGAGGGCAATCGTCATCGGGTCGGATGGCCTCTACGGCTCCGCTTCTTCGCCCAGTCCGTACTACGGACCATGGACAACGATTCACACGTCGATTGTCGAGGGTGGCGCAGACACTGCTACCGAGGCAGACCTTGTTTCTCAGGCCAAGCGAGCGCTGTCTGGCCGCAACCCCGTGCCCGTCGAGGTCCGCGTTCCCGATGGTTCCGGCATCCGGCTGAATGAAACGCTCACGATCAACGACCTCGTGCCCGGTGTGCAGATTCCTCTGCTCGCTACGCTGAACGCCAGGACGATGAGCCAACTCCAAAAGTTGGACCTGGTCTCCGTGACGGAGACACCCGAGGGGGAGACTGTCCAGGTGACCCTGACCCCTGCGACGAAGCCGGACGATGATGTGGAATCTCCCTGATGAGAAAGGAAGTGCGCCATGGCTAGATGCTCATGCTCTGGGACGACCTCGTTGCAGGCGCGCGACGGGCTGACACTGACGGGGGCGGGAACGAAGGCCAACCCGTTCGTTCTGTCACTGTCGGCGGACGATGAGCCGGACGTCATGACGGTGGATCATCCCACGGCGGGCGCGCTTGACCTGAGTGGCGCTCACGGCGGTGCGGTTGTCGAGGTCCTGCTCGGAGCGAACGCGACCAGTGTCGTGCTCCCGGCATCCGCGCGGGGACGGCTTGATCTGTTCGTCAAGCAGACGGGCGCCGGAGGCGGTATCACCTGGCCCACGGAAGTGAAGTGGCCCAATGGTCACGCACCCACGCTCTCGAATCAGGTGAACAAGGGTGACTGGCTGTCGCTCCGCCAGGTGGCTGGGTACTGGATCGGCGTGTCGCTCGGTAGCAAGATCGGCTGAGCGCTGATGTCCGCTCCCCCTATCGACAAGTCCTTCCTCGGGCTCGTCCAGGACATGAAGATGCGCCTGGCGCTTGTCGAGCGTCGGTTGCCGCCGGACCTGCCGCCACCCTATGCTCTGCCGGATCGTCTCAGCGAGACCGGCCAGCAGATCACCGACTGGAACAACGCCGTCGAGCCTGGCTTCTATTACGGCATCGGTGCCGCGAATAGCCCGGTCGGTCAGCCTGGTCAGCCCACCATCAACTGGACGATGGGAATCGTTCGATGGCATCCGGGCGATAGCGGAGGGTTCCGGATTTCGCAGAACGTGCGAGAGGCGCGCGCGACAGATCGGGTGGTGTCGTACACGCGGTATGGAACCGTATCTGGTGGCGTCTTGTCGTCCCCCCAGCCATGGATGGAAGAGCGTCCCGGCGCCCCTCTCCGTGGTCTCGGCGCCGATCGTGCCGGTGTGTACGCGGGCTACTGGGAGATGTGGCAGGACACGGACGGCGCTCAGGGGCTGTACGTCGGGAACAAGTCCGGGGGCTGGCGTCTGTTCAGCGGCGTCATGACCGACCCCGCCGTGGCGTGGACGCTCAACTCCACCAGCGGTGCCGTAATCACAGTCGGCCGGACGGCCATATTCACCGTGCCAACGGTGCTGGAGACGAACGAGACATTGCTGGCCCAGTCGATTGGCGTCGGAACTGGTTTCGGCTTCATCGGCCCTACTGGCGTCGTGCGCGGGGCGAGCAACACGACGCTCACCGTCCGGTTTATGCAGTTGGGGTCGACGGTGACACAGGCTCTGTCGATCACATGGCAGATTGTTCAGCAGTAGGAGAGGATGACGATATGGCGTATGCATTCCCTGTCGGTGACATCTATGTCAGCGCAGACTGGGCGAACCACAAGAACCGGAACCCGCCGTCGAGCGAGCCGGGTACTGACTATGCCTCGGCCTACGGCACGACCATCGTGGCGTCCGGCAACGGCATCGTTGAGGATGCCAAGTCCTCGAATGGCTCTGCGACGGGCCGTTACGTCGCGGTGCAGTTGGACGACGGGCGCACCACCCGATCCCTGCATATGTCGAGTGTGAGCGTCAGCACCGGCCAGCGAGTCAGCAAGGGCCAGGCACTCGGCAAGAGTGGCGCGAGCGGCTATGGTTCCGACTGGTACTACGGCGCGCACCTGCACCAGACACTCTGGCCGGGCAACATCTGGGCCGCACCGACCATCGACTTCGAGAAGTACGTAGGGGCGGATGCACCGCCACCCAGCAAGGAGGACAAGGTGAAGCACTACCACTACGAGGACGTCGATGCGAAGGCGGGCAAGCGCCTGCTGGACCCCGGCGAGGGGTTCTACCTGCACACGAAGGCCGGACAGCCGACCTCGCAGGCGTCTAACATCGTCGGCGGCATCGGCCCGTACTCGATCACGGTCCACGTCTACGCCGAGGGCGAGCCTGGCGACGTCGCCACGGTCATCCTCTACTGGGACGACACCAAGACGAGCGGGCCGAACTCGGGGCACTACGCCGCTGATGTGGTCATCGCCGACACCGGCACCATCGCGACGCACTTCGAGTTCAAGCGTGCCGTCGCCGCTGGCTACGCCGTGTACGCGAACATCCACGCGGACAAGGCCAACAAGGGTGTCGTCAAGGTCACCCGGTTCGACACTGACGCCTTCATGTTCGTGAGCGCCTGAGAGAGACCGATCGGTGAGCGAGGGCGAGCCGCCCACTGACGGCGAACGCCCTCGCTGGTCGTTCACCTGGCTTCTGCGCATCCAGCGCACCGGACGCAACCGCCTGCCTCGTGGTGCCGGGCAGGCGGGGCCGGGGTCGACATTCTCCCGGCTCTTTCCTTGGGCCGTCCTACTGATCCTGTTGATCGAGTTGGCGCTCGGGATATGGCTCGGCCACTTCCCGCTCTAGTCGGCCTCGCCGCCGCCCCACTGTGCCAGCGCGTCCTCGTCGCTGGTCATGATGACTGCACGGATCGCATCGCTCAGATCACCGTCGCCGAGCAGTGATTCGATGTGAGTCAACTTCGCGTCGTTCACGAACAGTGCGCGTCGCACCGGCTGGTTCCACCCGGATTCCCGAAGGAGTTCACCGGCGGCATCCTCGACGATCACGCCGTAGAACTGCACGAGGTCGATGGCGCCATAGTCGGGAGGCACCAGGGCGGTGCGTTCCACAGAGCGACCCGGATTGTCGTCCAGGTGCGCGGCGACGGTGACGGTGATGGTGTGACTCGGTTCGGTGGGCAAGGTGTGTTCCTCTACAGAAGCCCGGCCAACGCCAGGGTGATGAATAGAATCAGGAACCCGACCGCCGCAACGACGGTCTTCAGGATCAGTGTGCCCGTCATGTGCCAGGCGTAGAAGATCGCACTAGCCGCGAGGGTCAGTACGATGACGACCAGAATCAGCGCGAGTGTCATGTCAACACTCTGGTCGTTTCTCGGGCACAGCGGAAGACGGCTTCATTGATGCGGGTCCGTGTGGTATCTGGGATGTCAGCCGTCGACAGCGCGAAGATGACAGAGGCCCAGTCGTCGAGGCAGAGAGTCACCTGAACCTGCTCACGATTATCGGAAAGTGGCACTTTTCGTCCCCCCTTGGAACTAATCTGGTCTTGGTTGTTCCGACCAAATGAAAGAGGGCGAGCCCGTTACAGGCTCGCCCTCTTCTTCACTCCAGCAGACGGATGTCCCCCGCGTGTCGCGCGCACAGATAGACGTCCGGACCCGCTGGCTGGTGCCAGATGTACCGGGCCTTGACGTACTGTCCGATCGACGGATGCTTGCACTGATCGCACCAGCGCGGATACTTCAGCCGATGGGGAGTGAGTGTTCCCCTCATCCGCCGAGCGCCAGTCTTACTAGCCACACGAACAGCGGAGTCAGCAAGCCTACGGCGATGAACGCGAGCAGTCCGAGGAACACCCACTGGATGCGTTGCGAGTGTCGCGCGGCATCCAGTTGAAGCAGTTCTTCCGTGCTGACCTGTTCGTCACCAGACTTGTTGATCGGGATCGGATCATTCATGCGGCGGTGTCCTTTCCGTGGGACGATTCTACGCTCGATTCTGCCCCAACCCAGATGACGCGCTCGTCCTCCGTAAGAACTGACAGGCAGTCCTGACAGAGCGGTGAGCGGTCCCGGCGCTCGCCGGGACGGCCGCACCGCACACACAGCGTGCGCTTCATCTTGGATGGTTATGCGACCAGCGCGTGCTCGCTCTTCTTCGGGACGACCGTGACCGAGAGCGGCTTCAGGTCGAGAACCTCAGGCATGAACGAGAGGGTCATCCCGTTGAACATTGTCGCCAGAACTTCGACGTGCTCGCTGACCTTCTTCATGGCATCGCTCAGCGCGGTCGTCGAAGCGACGGCACCTTCCTCGAAGCGACGATCGTGAACCTCTTCCACTGCTCGGTGGTAGATGGCGTCCACCCATATGGGCTCGCCAACGCCATACCTGTCCATGATGGTCAGCGCCGCCCGATAGACCATCAGGCACTCACCCCACTGGTTGCGGGAATCCTGGTGGATTTGCGCCACACGCGCCGCGATCCGGATGCGATTGCTGAACGCCTGGCCCAGTACGCCCAACGCACTCGCCCTGACCCAGTGCTGGGGAACTTCCTCGCCCAGTTCATAGAGCACCGCGCCGATCAGGCAGGTGGGGTTGCCGTGCTCATCAGAGTACGTCGGGGTGTCCCTGTGGTAGTACCCGCGAGAACGGCCCTCCGTCTTTGCGGGATGCCTCCACTCACCACCCCTCCGCGCTACTGCCTTCTCCATCGCGGCCGTGAACTCGGCCTCGGTGAATTGCTTCATGGTTGTTCCTTTCTGATTTCCACGACTGGTTGCCGTGGAGTCTGTGAGTAAGTTTCACTTACTCGATTCGTCCCGTCAGGCTCTCCCCTGCGCGTAGTTCACCAACTTCCAGATCGCCGAAGCGATCGGGTCATCACTCTCGTAGTCGAACAGGGCATCCACATCCTCGTTGCGGCGGAGCCAGTTCTCTACGGCGGTCGCGGCATCCAGCGTCCCCTTGTCGGCGCGATGCACCACGCCGTGCCGCTCGGTCGGCCTGTCGCCCACGTACTGCGGGAGCGCGTACACCTTGCAGTGATCGCGGACCTCAGTGAGCCGGGACAGTCGTCCCTCCTTGTGGAGAACACTGAGTGCCCCACTGATCCGGCCATGGTGCAGAGACTGATCCCGCAACTCTGCGACCGTGATCCCCTTCTCCCCTGCGCGTGCCGCCATGATCAGGACGTACCGCTGACGCTTGCTCGCGACGCCGCTGACGGCATCCGCCTGGGCCTGGGCCTTGCTGGTATCCGATCCGGCGTAACCCTCCGTGTTCCGGTACGGCAGGGACGGTCTGAACTCGTCAGCATCCATCGAGCAACTCCCCCGTGGGGGTGAGGCCGAGCATCCTCATGAAGCAGTCCAGGTGGTAGTAGACGTAGCCGTCGAGGCTGTGGTCGATACCGACCGACAGGATGCCTACGCCCTGATCATCGGATTCGATGTAGCGCCCACAGTCGATGCACTTCGTGTCGACTGGATTACTGATCTGCGCCCGAGGATCGTTGATCGGCGCACCCCAAGATTCGCCAAACCAGCGGACCGTCCCTATGCCGTCATCGCGCTCGCGTTTCGCCCGCGTGAGTTCTTCGTACGGGCTCATGCTCTCATTCATGCCCCTCTCCTTCCGCGTAGAGGACTAGCCGCACCTTCGTGCGTCGCGTGAAGTCGTCACGCTCTTGCTGAAACGGCCCGGCGGGCTTCCACTCCCCGGCCTTGTCGTCAAAGACCTCCACGTCGACCGCCCGGATCACGCCGTCTCCAATCCGCGGAGATAGGCGATGGCCTCATTGACGGCTCCCGCGAGGTCGCCACTCTCCCAGTTGTTCGAGAGGGCATCCGCGATGGCGGATGCCTCGGCCGCGCGCCCCTTCAGTCGATCGTTCTCTCCCTCCGCTTCGTCCACCCGCGCCACCATGTCGCGGGTGTACTGATCCTGGGTCCC